CTTATCAAAGATCTTCTTACCATACCTGAATAAGAATACCTTACCCTCATTATCAGGGTTATTTGGATCCTTTACAATAAGAATATTTGAGTAGAAAGAAAGCTTTCGCTTTTGATCTCTAGCAACATTCTTATCTGATTCAAGACCAGAATTCCATAGCTTATTATTAACTTCGCAGCATGGACACTTTTGTCCAAGTGATGTTAAGCAATTTTCGATATACCATGAGCCGGTTTCCTTAGATTGAAATCCATGAGAGAATACTCTCACAAATGGAATATCTTCACCCTTTGGTGCTGGTAGAAAACGAATAATTGCATAACCATTACCAGCTTTATCAACTGATGGTTCCCAAAGTCTTTCGTCTTTACCTGTATTAGCATTTTGTTGGGGTGTTGAGACTTTCTGAAACTCTTGTGTCAGCTTATCGAGCTGAGTTTGACGTGATTTCTTGAGTTCAGAAAAAGATGTATTAGCCATATTTTATCTCCGTATTGTTTGTATTAATCGTATTTTGCCATCAATGGGCATATATATTTATAATCGAACGCCAAAGGATTTCAAGTCATTTTTGGTGTTTTCATATAAACACTTCATAATGTCTTGGTAGACTTTAAGAAGATCGTAGAACATATCCTCATTCATATCTCGTACACGAACAGGTACATGCAAGAATGTAATGTAAGACATACCATCATTTTGCTCAAACTCATCAATATAGTTCATCTTATCTAGAACTTTGATATAATTTTCATATAGCTTTAGATCATTAGCCAACTCATATGCTTTATTGATATCAGTAATTTTCATAATGTACCTTTCAAATATTGCTTGATAATAGACTTATACTTCTGCTTATCGTATTTGATGAATGGTTGGTATTTACGTATTAGCAGCCCTATAGAGTCCCATAATATATCATTCTTGAGGTTTTTGTTCAGATAAGAATAACACCCAATACAGTCTACCAAGATACATAGAGTTTCCGGTGATATAGAACCTCTTGTGTACATCATCAGTATTTCTGGATGAGTGTTATTGTCTATAATAAAGGTATTTCGAAAAGATGCAAGAGGAATCTGCTTGAGCTGTTCCTTGAAAATATACTCTAGAGATTGATTACGTTTTAACCAGTCTTTGTATACTTGTTCTGCTTCTTGATTATGGTTTAATTCACCAATCCAGAAGTTATTATTCATAACAAAATTAGAGACAAGATATCCCTCACAATCTTGTCTCTTTGCTAGTTTCTGAAAATAGTATTTGTCTATTCTTTTCTCAAAATTAGAGTACGCAATATTCACCTTTTTATTGTACTTAAAATAGCAGTATGTCTTTTGCCTAAAGTGATTCTTCAGAGCAATATAAAGCTTAAAGCATTCAAACGGTGTCATTACGTCTAATTACCAGATACTTTGTACCCCCATCCCACGGCATGAATGGTACATTAATAAAACGAATATCATGGTTCTTGAATCTAGGAATAAACTCTTCCTGTATATACTTGTTATTATCCATACCAAAGATCTGATTAGAATATGCTATTAGCCAGTTATTTGACTCACCAATACTTTCAAGCAGCTGCTCTCTTAGCTCAAAAGGCATCTCGGTAAATGACCAGGTAGCTATTACTAGATCACTCTTGCAAAGATTTTTATAATCATCAGTATAATAAACCTTACCTTCATATCCAAGCTTATTATGATACCATCTTTGAATATTGTTTAGCTCAGGAAAATCATATATTGAATACTTACCATCAAATCCTAGCTTGATCATAATGTCAGCCATATCACCAACACCTGCACCAAGTTCTACAACAGACTTGAAAGATCTAATATCTTGCTTACTAAAGCCACATGTAATTAAATGGGCTGCCTGCTGAACACGATTCATAGTTGTTCTATAATCATCACATAATGAGAATAGCTGATAGTAGTCTTGTTCAGACATACCTACCATAGGCTCTTCAATAGCCTTATACCATTCATTATCTTTATAAGCTAAGCTTAGTGAACGACCCATATAGTAATAAAGTCTACCTCTCACCATAATAGGCACAGAGAGAGTAGACTCCCAAGCTTTAAAACGATCTAGAGGAAGTGTTTTGAAATCTTCTTCAAAAACTTTGCGCATAGAACTCCAATATGTGGAATCGTTCTTCTGCTTTGCTTCTCTAATTAAATCTGATAGGTTTGATCGAATAGGGGCTTGAAGAGGCTGTCCAATACCTGATGTATACACGAAACGATCCATAATATCACCTTTATAATGGTAAACGACTAGTCTTCTTTAAGTAGTTTAAGTTCTCTGCTTCAATCTGAATCTTTGATTTAATATTCTGATTAGATTTGATAATGGAAGCAATCTGCTCCACGTCCATATTATTTTTCTCACAAAACATAATACAAGCATCAATATAATCAATGTCATGCATATATACTAGCTCTTCTATTTCTCTAGAAGCGTTAGTAATCGAAGGTTGGAAGTATAAAATTTCTGTCATTCTGGTTTCACCACAAAAATATAATTAGGCTTAACATCTAGATTATACGTATCATCAATCTGTCCGTTTGGCTTTTTGTATTGTATAGATATACTATACACTTTTTCAGGAACATGCCACTGAATATTGTATCCACTGCAAATAGTTACTTCTTTCTTAAAAGCTTGAGCTACAGCAACCGATGAGATCGCTGTAGCTACGATAAGAATTAAATATTTCATAATCGAATTACCTTGTTCTCCAAGACACGTTGTCCGTGCTCTCTATCTATAAGCGTATACTCATATTTTACTGGATTGAATGCTCTGATCTTATCTAACACAATAGCAGGGTCTAATGAACTACATGTATAAACATCAAGTTCCATCTTACCAGGGTTATCTTCATCCCATAGGTGAATACAGATGTGTGATGTTTCAATAGCACAAACACCAGTGAAACCTCTATTACCTACCATATCACAGTATACCACATGAGGACCTGAAAGAATCTTCATATTGATACTCTCAATCAGATCACGAAACCAATCGTTCATCTTATTAAGATCGTTCTTACCAGGGGGCGAAAGTACATCCGCTTGGATGATAATATGTTTGTGCTCTAGATGTTTCAATTCTTTAAATCTTATACCTCCGAACTAATTGGTTAGCTAATAAAAGAAAATAGGTTTTTTGTTTTGTCGAGGAAAAACCTATTAAAACCTCTAGTACTGTAACAGCCAGTACCACTGGATAGTTATTCTGTTTCGAGGTCAACTATCAAACCCAAGAGATTAAGCAGCTAGTGCCATCTCCATAGGTGCGTTATCGTTAGCACTTATTTAGATTCTTGCGTTAACGGAGCTTGCGCCCGGTACCTCCACTCTCTCCTACACGCCTGTCGATCCTATTTCATCCCCATCAAAAGCATACTGGCGGAGATGGTTACAGTCTGCAGCCCGCCATTACGTCACTTTAATCGTACTAATTCTAACGAACCAGTATGCTTTTGGTGGAGATGTGGGGTACTGCCCCCCAGTCCAGATCGTTATTCAATCGCTTCACAGGTACAACATATATTTATACTATCTTTGAGCCGAGATCAACCATCTTGTTTTACCTGAATGTTAACAACCTGCTTGTCTTTATCAACCTTAACATTGGTGACTTTATACATCTTACCATCACCATCTTTGATAGAGATAGTATAACCTGGAGCATCCCATAAAGAGATACCCATTTCTTCAATCTTAGTTACTAGATACTGAATATTCATGTTACCTCTCTTTTAAAGAATTTGTTCTCAATCCAATATACAATCTTACTTATAAACACAATAAACCAAAAAATGCATAATGAATACTATACAATCATATCATAGCTCTATCTTCTATTCGCTCTAACGCTGCTTGTAGATGCATATAAACAGAAATGTAATATTGTAGATCAATAAATTCCTGTTCTGTTACTGCACTCGTAATACCAAAAGAATCTTTAAGTGATGTATTAATTTGTTTTCTTTGTCCTATACAATCATTATATATCAATTCTGATACACATATCATACACTTTTTCTTATCAGTATCAGATAAGTTGTACCAGAAGTCCTTATATTGATTCATCATAATATATATCTTTCATTCGCCACATAGTGATTATATATACACTAGAGACTAGTGCAACTGTTTTCTACCTAGTTAATTGTAAAAAATTGTGATCGAACACACATAGCTATAGGTAAATCATTGCTAGAAAAAATAAAACCAACAACACTGTTAGCAATGCAATATTGCTTTGCTTCGTCGTATGTTTTAAATTCTGCATCTTTATTTTTCCCGTGAGTGGTAACGACTCTAATCATATTAGGCTGCCTTTCGTAGAATATTTACTTCCAGAGGAGGCTGCACGAACTCATCCATACCATTCTTTACCATAAGCTTGGATGCATGAGAACGAATAGCAGCCGAGAAGTGAGTGAGACGCTGACGAATGAAGTTCCAGCAATCGTTCTCATGTTGAGAACGATACACGGTTGTTTCACTGAAACAACCATTTTGATCGATTGAGATTACCTTGTACATTGTGTTCACCCTATGATGTCCAGAATTTGACCATTCGAATTTATAGCTCGAATGCGTTTGTCAGGATACAACTGAGAAGCTATCTTCATCTGTATCTGCAGGTAGTTGGATTGTGTTTCATTCATCATAAATGAATGAACAGTCATCCATGAACCAGTTACTGATTGCATCTGAATTTCGATATTCTTCATATCCGTATCTCCTCAGCAGTTGTATAATTATAATAGCTGCTCTCTTCAAGAAATCAACAAAAAAATTCTCCAATGAAATCATATAGTTACTTAGCTTGCAACCCTATGAAATCATTGGAGAATTTGTAAGTTCAGTTCCTGCAGCAGGTGATACGAGCGATAGATTTCCAATTAGGTTTATTTGATTTACGTATTGCAGCAATCTTAAGAGCGATACGAAGAGAAAGCTCTCGAAGTTTCTCCTTATTATTTTCGATAAAATCAATACAATCTTTTTGCTCTTGTTTATTCAAGCCTTTATTATCAAGCAAGCCGTTATTAATAACCTGCTTAATACGTACAATATAATCACGAGCAGTCTTCAGAGTAAGATCAATATAATGAGATCGAGAGACTAGAGCTTGCAGATGGGGTGCAAGCTTATGTCCACGATCGATCATCATATCGAAGTCATAATTCGTGATAAAAATTACTGTACCGTTAAACTCAAATTGCTTAGGAATACGAGAAGCTGTTTCTTCATCAACAAGACCACCTTCTGCAAGATAAGATACACGACGTTTATCGTTAGTATCACAGATCGCTTTGATCAGGTTTAGCGAGGTATCATCAAAGAAAACAGAGTCAGCGTCATCAAAAACAATGACTTGCCCCTTATTCTTATACTGCCAAAGAAGCTTATAAAGACCAGTAGCCTTTACATACCCCTTGATGATAGTATGGTTTCTCTCGTTAGGATCCCAGGCTCGAAGTTCCTGCTCGATAGTAAAAGACTTGCCAAGACCAGGGGGACCAGATACAATTAGAGCACGAATATCACCCTGACAAGCCTGCTGGCAAAGTGATTGAAGAATATCAAATCGTTCAAACAAACGATCTTCGATTTCCTTATCAGTTTCTTTTGTTTCAAAGAAAATAGTAGGCTTATCATTTCGAATAAGCTTATTCTTACGGGGTTTACGATACCCAGCTTTAGCGACACCACGAGGCATTAGTCGATCTCCATCTCTTCACGTCAGTCAATAATATATGATCTCGAGAAGAGATCAACTAGGGATAGTGTATACGATTACAACAGGTTACATCTCTCGGATTTCAAACACCATATCGATAATGTCTGGATCATTGGAGATAATAAAACTATTTTCATCATCAGGAGCTGGAATAATACCAAAAGTAGACATCAGCTCACCACGACTGTTAAATACGCTTACAAAGTCATATTCGTCATGATGCTCCATGAAGTCATCATATCGAAAGAAGATCTTCTCAACTAATTCATTCCTAGTTGCCACATAAAAATGAACAGGCTCAGGTGCAGTAGTTACGTACTGGTATAAGTTCATATGCATTCTCAAGTTCCTTCGTTTGTTAGAGTCCGACAAGCACAGCTGGTATAATTAGTATAACAATGATTGTTAGTATCATTGTTATATAGAACCAGGTTAGAAACGCAAATAGTCTTCCCATTAGAACCTCTCAAGTTCGTGTTCATTATAGAAATCGTATTCTGACTCTTTCAGAACTAGATCATTCGTATCACGAAGATCAAGATACTGAACTACTTCAGCTTCAGTCCAGGTACCATCTGGTCTGATATTGTTTTCAGACTTATACACATTACTGAAAATCTCCCAGAGATCTTCGTTCACGATATAGCAAGGAAGATCAGACGGAATATCAGAGTACAGCTTCGACATCACATTCTCCTTCAGCGGTTGTACCATTATAATAGCTGGTTCTATCAAAAAATCAACTGAAGAATTCATGAAAGAAATCAATAGGTTAGGGGTTAGCTAACCCATTGATTTATGTAGACTATTTGCCTATCGAACTGATACTGTATCCATAGTAACCCGTAGAAGATTACTATAATCCCCAGAAGTTGCTGCAGTTTGATATGCTTTAATATCTTCATTAGAGCACTTAGCTTTACGCATAGCTGCAACTACTCTGCCCATGATAGAGAATGCATTACCATCCTCACCAACAAGCTTAACCTTTACCTTAGGAAATTTCACGTTAGACATAATATAGCTCCTTTTGTTTGGTTTACTTACTTACTTACTTCAGGCTGCTTCAGCGAAAGCTACAGCAGTCTCAAGTGCCTTGATCTTCTTTTGACGATTAGGACCGTACCAAGAAGAATTTAGACGAGTTGACTGAGAATGGCCAACAAGATGGTCAATAGCAAACGTTACAGAGTTGTAAGCCTGCCACCAGGTACCTTTACCAAACTCATGGCCTGGCTGAGTATCTACAACATCCATAGCTAGACGAGCTGGACGAGAGATCTTCTCTTCACCATTCTTAGGCTTCTTCTGAGAGGTAGAAGGAAACACAGTCATGTAGTACTCCTTCAGAGAATCAACAGAAAACTTCTTCTTGGAAAGGAACTCAGCCATCTCCTTATAGTTTTCCATATTATCTCGAGCAATACCTAGAGTCTGCTTAACAAAGTTAGCATCAAACTTCTTACGATGGTTCAGACGAACCACTAGATCAGACTGTGCCTTAGAATTAAGAGCAAGAGTCAGAGTGTTATTACAAACAACACGGATTGCAGTGAATCGAATATCGATACACTTACCGTACTGATGAGGGTTAGAGAATAGGAGATATGAATCAACCTGATCCTTACCTTTGAATAGAGAGAATGAATCCTTAACTTTTGCAAGTGCCCATACAGTTACTGGTCCCTGATCAGGATCAGTTGCAAGACATCCAGCAGTATTCATCTCCATATCACCAGTCAAACAGAACTCATGCATGAAGTCACCAAGCTCAGAATTCTGAACAGGTTCCCAGTCTTCAGAGATATGGGTTACGATACGTTTATCCTTTGATCGTACAAGCACATCTTTACCAGTAAGTACACGTTCACCGTCTACCTCAATAAACTGAGGATACCGATCAACAGACCAGTCAAGACCTGCCTTCTCAAGCATCTGATGAGGAGTTAGATCGTTAGATACAGGTACACCAAGTCCATGCCATGGAGTCTGGTAAGACTCATGGTTAGCACCCTGCTTATGAGCATACGCAATAGTTTCGATGTTATGTGACATTCTGTAGTTCCTTTCAGGTTGGTTAGGTCAGTCGCGATAGTTATATACTAGCTGCTTTCGTCAAGAAATCAAGAGGGAAATTCCTCAATGATTTCAACCGGTTTCAGTTCAGTTAGAATTGTTTGAACACACCAATCAGGTGTATCCTCAAAATAAATCCATCCTGCGAAAACACTGTTAGAGTAATCTTTCCAAGCTTGTTGGACATACTTTCTATCTACATCGTATCCATATACTTTTAAACATTTTTGCAAATAAGATACATCCTCAGGAAAATCTTCATGAAGATCCCAAGGTTCGTTCTTTGACATCATCTTGATCATTATGTTCTCCTCAAGTTGTACCATTATAATACATGCTCTCGTGAAGAAATCAAGAGGGAAATTATCCAAGAGTATCAATAGAGTAGGTAGAAGAACATTTTACTACAGCTCCAGTTTCAGCTTTGCAGATGTACCATTCAGTTGAACTGTGAACACTTGGATCAAGATAGCGATCTGCTATATCAGCAACAGGTAAGCTTTCAAAATCATCATCTTGACTTGAGATAGAAATTACAGCATTAGCACCATACACATCAAATGATTGAAAGACGAGTTTATGTGTTATTTTAGTCATGATGTTCTCCTTCAGCGGTTGTACCATTATAATACATGCTCTCGTGAAGAAATCAAGAGGAAAATTCCTCAACAACATCAAGAGGTTCCTTGACTGTTTCTCCATTAAGCTTTTTCAACCCTCTCAAATGACATTCAATAATTTCAGTAGGAGAAAGATTATAAATAGATTTATTCACAAGTTTATCGTCATTAGCAATAATACGTATTAATGTTAATAGATACCCAGTTTTATAAGCATAGGTATTTTCTACATTTAATGCTTCAGCCCTATCTTCTAAAGCTTTATCAAGATCATCAATCAGTTTCATAGTGCACTTCCTTCTGCTGTTCTGCTCATAAAAAAATAGTAGTTGATTCCAATCAAGAAATCAACCACTAAATTATTTAAAGAAATCAAAGAGTTAATTTTAAAATTATATAAATATATGTGTTCATCGCGGTACTGCAAATACCCATGAACTCTATTACTAACGTTTAAATAGGAGTAACAGCTATGCATATTTATGAAGATCATATTAATGATTATTTTTTAAAAAATAAATACTCTAAATGGTATTTTTCAATCATAAACAATGCTCTATCTTGCAACCGTAAAAAATCTAAAAATGTTTATTTTGAAGCCCATCACATATTACCAGCAGCTGCATTCCCTGAATATAAAAGATTTTCATTAAATAGATGGAATAAAGTTTTATTAACATCTAAAGAACATTATATAGTTCATTTACTATTACCTTTTACAACTGATAACAAATCACATAAAGCAAAATACTTAAAAGCTTTTAAAATAATTTGTTTTAATAGCAAAAATCAACAAAGATACACTTCAAAAATGTATCATTTGTATAGAGAAGCTATATCGAATAGCTATAAAGGTGAATTTAATTCTCAATATGGTGTATCAAAAATATATGGTGAAAATAATAATAGTTGTCCAGTAATATGTGAAGGTAAATATTATTCTTCAATAAAAGAAGCTCAGCAATATTATGGTAATATTTGTATTTTTCCAAAATTAGATAATCCTAGATACCCAGAATTTTATAGGTTGAGACCTAAACATGTATTTGCTGATGATTCTAGAAAACTAATGTCTTTAGCTACAAGAAAACCTTCTGCAAATAAAGTTTCTGCAAAAGGTAAAAAGTGGTATTATAACCCTAACAATAAATTGTGTAGTCGATTCTTACCAGGTACAGAACCTATTGGCTGGGTACCTGGTAAGTTGCATAAAAATCATGAAATACCCGGTGGGTATCTATAAGCAACAACTCGATTCTTAGAGTAGCTGCTTATTGCTACTCTATTACCGTGGTTACCAGATATTAGAATAGGATTACCTCCTCTATCATATCCTTTCACAATACCAACATGTCCACCACCTTTTCGTGTGAGAACTGCAATGCAATTCACACACCCTGTTTGTGCTGGTTTACCATAATTTTTATATGATAAAGCTGCTCTTGAATGGGTACCACCTTTAGTCAATAACCCAATAAAATCAGCACACCAAAGTGTAGGTGGTAATCCAATTTGTCTAGCTGTCTGACCGATAAATCTAGATGCCATTGAAATGAGATCAGTTCCACCTTTGTAGTCAACTACCTTTGTAATTTGAGCTGGTGGTTTCTTTACTGATCGTCTTGGCTTCGCGTCAGCACTATATGAAAAAATTGCAACAAATAATATTGCAATGAAAACCTTGTTAAGATTCTTCATTTTTGTATTCCCTGTTTTGTTTACGTTTATTTTACTAAAAACGAATACGTTCTTCGTGAAGATGATCTACGTATCGTCTATAGAGACCATACTCTCTACCCGCTGCTTCTATTTCCCAGGGGAGGTCCCAGTAATCGGTCTCATCATGGTTAATGAATTGTTTGTTCCATTTAACCATATCGTTATATTTAGTATCTTTCATTTCACCATAAGCAAATTGCTTTACGTGTACTAACTCATGGGCTAAAGTTACTAGCTGATTCCTTCGTGATATATATGGATCTATACATATAGTAAATTCTCTAGGATGTCTGGTATCATAGTTCTCATATTGACATGATCCTTTCAACCCATACTCTTGCTTACTTTCTACTGTAATTTTTAATCTTTTAATCATCTGATTGGACATCAACATATTAGACATCCATTTTAAAGCATAGCGAAATTCTTCTCGCGATACTTTATCGTTTTTACCTCTAAAATATATTTTCAATTTAACCTCTGTTTGTAATAAAAACTGATTTTACTTTATCAATATAATCATTTCTACTTTTACAAAATATTAAAGGTTCTTCATGATCAACAACCATCAATATCACTATCTGCGTGAATGCTATATTATACAACTCCTGAGCCATAATGCAATAGGAAGTTGCTTGAATAAAATAATTTTCAATATCCTCTTCTTTCTTTACATAACGAGATGTTTTAAAATCAACAACACTATTCACCCCTTTCCATTTACATAACAAATCACATGTACCTGCTGCTTTTAATATATGAGAGTAGAGTTTATGTTCAATACCGTATATAGGATTAACATTACTATCTAATAATGGTTTAAGCTTATTAAACTCAGATAAGTTAAACGGCATTGTATTAGTAGTATAGTCCTCTCCTAGAAGATACTTCTCACATATATTATGAACAGCTGTACCTCTAATGCGAGCTTTAGTTGATATTCTGTTAGCTTTATCTTCACCAACAGACTTACGCCATTTATCAAGCTTCTCTTTGCCATGGCTTGATAACAGCGTGGTAACAGATGGATAAAGTTCACCAGAAGGAACTTTGTATTTTCTTCCTTCTGGTGAATCTATACGTTCAATATTGATTTTGTCAAATAATTTTAATTCAAACATCACATCCTGGATAACGGTTGTATCACGTTACGATCCTCTAGTTCATTACGTATCATTATATACTGCTTTACTAATCGAGATCTACAAATATCTTCTGGTTTAAATTCAACGAATTCAAACATATTCATACGTCTAATAATTTTAATAAAATCAGCTATACCAGACATCTCTTTTCCTTTGTTTAGATCTGTCTGTCGTATATCCCCTGAAAAAATAACTTTACAGTTATGACCAATTCTAGTAATTACTGTGTTTAGCTCTCCGCAATTTAAATTCTGAATTTCATCGCAAACAACAATGCAATCACTAAAAGTGGTTCCTCGTAAAAAAGAAGTTGATATAAACTCAATTTTATTTTTCTGCTTAAGTAAGTCATAACTATCACCTCTACCAAATAATTCTGTACAGATTGAATAATAAGGCTGTTCGTATACTTTTATTTTTTCCTTTTGATTTCCTGGCAAGAAGCCCATATCACGTGAAGGAACAACTGATCTAACTATATAAACTTTTCTGTATATGTCAGATTCAAGGCATTCTTGTAGTGCAAGATAAAGAGATATGAAAGATTTACCTGTACCAGCTGTACCATGGAGAAATAAGTTTTTACCGTTATAGTAATGGTTGAATGTTAGTTGCTGGTTATTAGTGATGGGAGAGAAGTGTTGTATTTTTAATCCAATGTTTGGCTCTTCGTATTTGCCTTGTTTTCTGAGCAGTCTTCTTTGTTTTTTAGTTAGTTTATCCTGCGTCATTGGACTCCTTTTATGTTGTTGTTGACCCTCTACCAGGTGTTAATTGTAGATTTCGTTACTCCTCTCGAATTTCTCTTCTTGACTTCCTTTAACATATCACGAAACCCCTGGTCAGGTTTCTTGGTGATAGTATTATAACCTATTGCAGGCGCCCCATAAACGAGGCGCTCTACTGTAGGATTCTCTTTAAGATAAGCTTCACATTCAGAAATGGACATCCATTCTTTCCATTCCTTACCTGTGGTCTTACATTGAAAAAGGTATTCTGGCATTATTCTTCACCTTCATCACCTTGAGTAAAATATTCAATATTACGAGTTTTAAGTGCTCTTCGCATCTTTTTGTCTTTTCGACGATCATTAGTTTTGCGAGATTTATAATCACCGTCTTCATCTTCAAAGCGCTCGTACCACTTAGTTTTCTTGTATGATTTACTCATTTCTTAGTTACCTTTTTCTTTCCTTTCTTGGGTGCTTTAACTTTAGGTTTGGTAGTCTTCTTAGCTGCTGCTTTACGTTTTGGTTTAGATTCAACAGCTTGCGTTTCAACTTGAGGAAATTGTGTCCTTGGTGGAATTAATCCAGGAAAGGCCTCCTCTACTGTATCATAGCTAACATTATATGGAAGCTTCTTATCTTTCATATGGACAAGCAACTTCGCATCTTTAGGATCTACTGCTTCTAGTATCTGAATAAAGAGAGTTTCTCTCTTTAGTTTTGATAGATTAGGATTACCTCCTTCAATAAACAAGTACAGTCTACGAGCTTCTGAATACAGCATACCATGGGAATCAGGTAGCTCGCTTGTCTTAAATGGTGGATCACCTTCTGGCAACGCAAATTTAATTTCAGGGTCAAGAGCATTCTTAAGAACAATTCTTAGGGGTACAGAATCATTCTTTCGAAGAAAATTAACCTGGTCTTGTTTGGAGTTTAATTTAGATGTCTGTTCAACAATCTCAGCAATACCTAATTTCATTTTTACCTCTAAAAGTCATTAACATTTTCTAATAATGTTTTAAGTTTATTTTTACTAAAATAACCAACAAGCATCGACCTGTCTCTAGCAGGAGTGTTGTTATACTCTTCAATTACTTTTTGCTTGAGGTCGATTGGAATCATAGATAGATCAATCAGATTCTTGTTACGTATATAGTTTCTACGTAATGGGTGCTCCATATCAAAATCTATCAGTTTGCATTGTTCCATGAGCTTCTTGGTTATCTTCTTCTGTCTTTCACCAACAACAAAGCAGTTATCAGGTGAAGCAATATTTGGTACACCATCAGACTGATCACCTCGAATGATATGCTCATGTAGAAATGTCTTAGGGCAATCTGTTTTGAGAAACCTTTTATTAACAGGGTCGTATTGTTTAATATTACTACGTGTATGTAGTTGCAAGTAGTCCTTATCTCCTGCTATGATTAATATATCATCACTACTATATTCACATATACATGCAATGATATCATCAGCTTCACAACCATCAACTTGAATATATTTATAAGGAAAGAACTGTTGAAGTTCGTTCTTGATCTTATTCATACATTGAAATATAGCTGGCCAGTCAAGCTCTGACTTCTCGCGAGCCTTCTTTCTAGATGCTTTATAGTAAGGAAAGAAATCTCGGCGCCAGTAATGAGGTGAATCGCAAGCTATAACTAGCTGGCCAAATTCATCCTTAAATTTTCTGTTAATAGAGCGAATAGAATTTAGCACCATATGACGCACTAATGGTTCTTCAATCTGAATGTTGGTATGGTTACCAATTGAAGATAGTAATGACGAAAACATAACATTATTAAGATCAAGTATTTGCAAAACAAAATAGGGCTACTCACCCTCCTCCTTCATTAATTTAAAAACTGGTGCAGTAAACTCTACACCACTCTCTTCGACATTGAAACATGCATCTGCAAAGTTATGAAATGGATGTTCAATATTATAATACTTATATAGTAATGCTTTCAAAGATTCAAGGCAAAAACACATGTCCTTAATATATTTTGGATCATAGTTAATAGGAAAACCAGTTGCACTTAGCTGTTCTAGCAAAATTGTAGCTAGAACTTCTGATATATCATTTATTTTATCTTCACGTTGAGCATCAATATTACTTATAACACTATCAATGTCTGGAACTTCAGTATATACGTCTCGCTTAGGTTTTGGAAATTGAATTACGTTTGATTCGGCTGGATGGTTCATTTGAATGACCTCAAGATTAGAGTGTTGTTATTGATTCGGCCATTGGGCTTGGATTGTTTGGATGCCATCTTGGTGAACATTTTATCCACCACAGTTTTTCCATCAGATACTATTAACTTGATTGTATCTTTAGGTTTGCGAACAGTCTTCTGAATTGATTGTTTCTCGCAAAAATTCTGTATTGTTGTACCTTTGATTACAAATGGTCCGTTCTTACTAACATATTTAGCTAGCTTACGATATTTAGTATTATATGTCCAGATAACAGTACTTTCAACTATTTTAGATGGGTCAATACTAACAATACCTAGAGTATTATCAGACTGCTGGTATTTGACTTTACAAGTCATCTGCTGAGCTGTCTTTACCTTCTTCTTTCTAGGTTTACGCTGAGTAACTCGCTTATTCTGAACACGAGTAAATTTAAGAGCATCAATAAATGACTTGACAAGCTCACGATATCGATTGAGCTGTCTGGTATTCAGATGGTCATACATTTCGTGGGATTCATCACAAATGAGCTCATCATACAGCTCTTGGTAGTATATTACAGCCTGAGGAATATCAGTCTGCTTAGTACGAGCAATAATAGAATCTACTTCAAACTTACCTTTATAGCCATCCATGATAAAAATATCAATGATAGTATCAAGATCAGTTATAGCTTTATTCTCAGCTTTCTTGAAGTAAATAATCTTCTTTTCCGGCTTCGTTGAAGCAAGAATTTCTTTAATCTGATTGTCTAGATTGTTTTCAAAGATACTACCTCTAGTGAGCATTCTAGCTATTGCGCACATAGTAGAAGTAGTTTTAGTATCAGAGGATTTCATATAGGTATTAATATCACTGGAAGAATACTTCTTCCATTTCATATATTCACCAACCCATTTCTTATGGTGCTTGATGTCATGAAAATAATTATACCAGTTCAAAGCTACGCTAAGCTTTGAACCGTATATCTTGCCAGGGAGATTAGGTTCATCTCCCATTACTGCTATATCAGAGTTTTTAATTCTATACTTCGTTCGCATATCGATCTCCGTTAGTCTGTTATATATACTAGACTGGATTCCGATGCAAATCAACTTGTAAATTCTTCAATGATTACAATGCCTTATAGGAAAACACAGGTTCATTAATCAATTTACGTGAATTAGCTGGATACTGATTAAGTAACCCTTCAAGTAAATCTTGCCATTGTAATTTAATTCTATTCATATTGAATCTACAATCACTATAGTTTTTAACAAACTTTAAGTAATTCTGAGTAGCTGGATCATGAATAATACTAATAGCATGATCAAGAGCACCATAGAATGCTTGAGCATGTGTATTCATATCACCGTAGAACTGATACTGAGCTGTTAATCCACCACATGTATCTGATAAACCAGCATAGTTAGGATGGACACACAGCAATCCAGCAGACATTGCTTCCATCATAGCTATGGAATTACATTCTGGCCAAATCGAGGGATATGAAAGGATATGACATTTCTTCAGGTATTCTCTGATGAAGCTATTGTCTTTGAAACCATGGTATACGATGTTTGGATGGTTCTTGCATTGATCAAATACTTGCTTGAACCTAGGTTGTTCATCAGCATTTTCCCAACCATAGATATTAAATGATGAAAATACGTTTAATTTAATAGAAGGGTACTTCTCTACGAGTTTAGTAAAGACAGGAACAAGAATCTCTAATCCTCTCTGAGGAGAAGACATATAGACGAGTTCTATAGTATCAGTTGGCTTCTCGTGATCATCGATAGGATAGATACCATTATCAATAACAGCTAGCTTGGTATCATAAGGTAAGTTGAGATGGTTAATAAACTGATTGTACTGCCAGTATCCGCAGAATACAATTTTATGAAAACGATTTCTAGACCACTGTTCTTTAATATGGTTTGTCTCACCATCATTAGGTAAGTCATGAATCCAGTACACACGTATCTTATCATCTCGTAAATCTCTAACACGAGAGCATATGATCTGAAATTCGTTAGTTAGATTACTAGGAAGCTCGCTAGCCAATCTACGTTTAATTAACTCTGTACCACCATTAGCTTTGATTGAGATTTCATTTTCTTCAAAGGGATTATATTGATCTGTCATTGTACCTCTACATTCTTAACAGAGTCTACTCTGAATGACCTCCAGGCGCTCTTATCAATATCCCATACAGGGAGAACTTCAGGGTTAGACTTCTTCACGTTTTTTGATTTATTCTCTTCAGGAATAATATTATTTAGAAGAGTACATTTCATAATTTTTTCTTCACCATTTTTTTTAGTGAACGTAACAGTACATACAGAAGCACCAAGAATAGTAATTAGTTCATCTCGATCATATTTACCAGACATTAAAAAATTCCTTAGTTTCAGTATACCCACCAATTAGATTACCGTTAATAACAACAATAGGAAGCAGCTTTCGTCCAGGAAATTTCTTAAGAACATCTTCTCTATTGATTGTCTTACCTATAATATTCTCATTATAATTAAGGAGCTTATCTTCAAGTAGCTCCTTAGTCTTCTCACAATACTCACATCCATCTCTTGTGTACAGTTCAATTAACATTGCTTTCTTCCGGCTCCGTCTTTAAGATCTTGTTTACAATTATTACCATGCCATCTTTTATATAACAAAGGAGCTTAATTTAAATTTTACGACCTGCACCAGCTTTTAAATCTGCTAGCGTTACAACAGATATTGGCCCTTTATTGTAAGCAGGTACCATAGCGTAGTTTTTCTTACAAAAAGTAGCTTTAGAGATATCTGGAGATTTGGTACCATTAGAAGGAATAGAATTAGATAGTTCAGCAACTGCTTTAGTCTTATATGAAGGAATAGAGTAAGGTGAACCTAACTGCTTTTTCTTACTCTTTAGCTGCCCTGGTGCTACGCCCATCTTGGCTAGCCACTTCATATGCTTCTCTTTTGCTGTCATCATATAACCTCTCACTAGCTTCATTATAAAGTAGTATACGCTCTTCTTCAGAATAGATCAACCAGTTTTCGATTTCTTCCACAAACCGCCCACACCCAGTACATATTTCAGTATGTGGGTCTATTTTACATATTTTTTTGCAAGGAGTTATCATTAATAGTTTTATTAGCTGCCTCTATTAAAATAAGCTTAATAGCATATTGAATTAATGCTTCTTTAGTTTGATCATCCATATCAATAACTATATTACAAGATCCATCATCATTATCAGTAATTTTGATAACATCTAATTTCATTGTTTAATTTCCTGAATAATTCTAATTTTGGTGTTAGGAACATACTTAATGTTTCCATTAGCATCTTCTACAGGAACAAGAACACTATCTTTAACCCATGTAGAATTGTAATTAACCATACATCCTGTTGCAAATGAATAATTATATTCTAACTTTTTCATACTAGCAGATTTATGACAATTTATTCCAGATAATTCCATACCTAAAGCAGCCATAAATACTAAAAACATTGTAAATAAAAAAATAGTAAAACAAAAAATAATTGTTCCAAAAAAATAACCCTCAATTATATCAAAATTTTTCATTATAGATTCTCCTAATTATGACCAAAGTGCATTGTAGTACTTACCAAACAATCTATGACCGTTTTGCATTCTTTTATAATGCTTGTCGATAACTTCTCTGTCTACTTTTTCTGTATAATATTGTTCTTCCCAATCATCATCCATAGCATCTTGCTTATATGCCCATATCATTTCATCTAGAATCCAATCCCACCTTTTAAAATGATTAGAATCAACATCACTATCTTTCCCTGGTAAAGCATTTGTTGATTTCAATTCATCAGGCACATCTTCGTCATCAACTAAAGGAGCACCCTGTTTCGTCTCCTTTAGTTGTTTGAGCATAGG